TGGTAAATGGTAATATCCTCGTTTATGCGGGTATTGCTTCGGCACCCTAAATATTGTAGAGGTATTGTATAGATGGCCAAACCAGCATCCAGATCCCAATTTATCGATTACTGTAAGAGACAGTTAGGTGCTCCGGTATTGGAAATTAATGTTGCCGAGGAGCAAATAGAAGATATTGTTGATGATGCTATCCAATATTTCCAAGAAAGGCATTTTGATGGGGTAGCAGCAACTTATCTTAAGTATAAAGTGACGGAGGATGATAAGAATAGAGGAAAGGGACCCGGACAAAATGGTGTAACTGGAATAACAACTACTAGTGCCACTGCCACCATTAATGGAACTGAGATAGAATTTGATTGGGAAGAGAATAGTAATTATCTACAAATCCCACCCGCCGTTATTGGTGTAAATAAAATATTCCATTTTGATGGATCCAATACTATCACTAATAATATGTTTAGTGTCAAGTATCAGTTATTCCTTAATGACATCTATTTTTGGGGTGCCATTGAAATGTTAACTTATGCGATGACTAAGACATATTTGTCTGACATTGATTTCTTATTAACCACTCAGAAACAGTTTAGATTTAATCAGAGACAGGATCGTTTGTATTTGGATATTGATTGGGATAGTTTGACCGCAGGAGATTATTTGATTATTGATTGTTATAGGGCGATGGATCCTAATGATTATACTAGAGTTTGGAATGATCATTTCTTAAAGAAATATACAACTGCTCTTCTTAAGAGGCAGTGGGGACAAAATTTATTAAAATTCAATGGTGTTAAATTGCCAGGTGGAATTGAAATGAATGGAAGACAAATATATGATGATGCAGAAAAAGATCTTGAAATTATTAGAGAAATGATGTCTAGTACTTATGAACTTCCACCACTTGATATGATAGGTTAAGGTTATGGCACTTAACCCATATTTTCAGCAAGGTTCTCGATCGGAACAGAATTTAGTACAAGATTTAATCAACGAACAGTTGAGGATGTATGGTGTTGAGGTTCATTATTTACCTCGTAAATATGTAGCGGAAGGTACTGTAATAAGAGAAGTAGTAAGATCTAAGTTTGATGATGCATATCCTTTAGAGGCATATTTAGATACCTATGATGGATATGGAGAAAATCCTGTAATTCTTACCAAGTTTGGTATCGAACAGAAAAATGAAATAACAGTTACTATTTCACGGGATAGATGGGAGACTTATATTGAACCGTTAATGCAAAATGAATCAGATATTAAATTAGCTACACGACCAAAAGAAGGAGATTTAATATATTTTCCCTTAGGGGATCGTTTATTTGAGATTAAATTTGTAGAACATGAGAAGCCTTTTTATCAACTCAAAAAGACCTATGTTTATACTCTGAAATGTGAACTCTTTGTTTACGAGGATGAGGTTATTGATACCGGGGTTGAGGAGATTGATGATAGCCTCATCGGTGGAGATTACGATGGTACAACTGGTGAAGATGGTGAACTTTCAACAATCATTGGACCAACTCAAACCCTTACATTAGTTGGAACAGGAGTAACTGCCACAGCAGTAACGGGTATTGTTACAGGTGGTATTAGATATATTGAACTTTCTAATAGGGGTGGAGGATATCTAGGTGGTCCTACAGTTGCCATTTCTTCTGCTCCATCAGGAGGAGTAACTGGTATAGCCACAGTAAGATTTATTGCAGGAATGGTTGTATGTAATAAAGCAGTTAATCCTGCAACGAGATCTATTCAAAATGTAGATTTACAAAATGCAGGTGTAGGTTATGCAGTAACTGATCCTCCTACAATTAGCATCTTTGGTAATGGAGGAACTGGTGCCGCAGGAACTGCTGTTGTAAGTAATGACGGTATTGGTATTGTAACTGTTACATCGGGTGGTAGTGGATATACTACTAGCCCAACTATTTCCTTTACAAATGAAATATTTAAGACAGGTGTGAGTACTGCTGGTGCTGCTGCTACTGCTGTCTTAGATTCAAGTGGAAGCATTACCGCCATTAATATAACCAATGCTGGTATGGGATATAGTACCGCTCCAACCTTGAATATTACTGGTGCTGGGGTAACATATAGTGGCAACTTTAAGTTTAATGAAATAGTTATAGGATCTATCAGTGGTACTGAGGCAAGAGTCAGGACTTGGAATGCTGAGACAAATGTGATAGAATTGGCTTCAGTTAGTGGGACATGGACCTTAGGAGAGAAATTGGTAGGTCAGACATCGAATGCTGTCCATGCGATAAGACAGATTGATCTTGATCCATTGGATGATGGATTTGCTGATAATCTTAATATTGAGACGCAAGCAGATCAAATTTTAGACTTTACTGAACAGAACCCCTTTGGTACTCCCTAAATAATTGAACCTTGTGATGTAACCAATGGCCCAACAATCTATCAAGTTTACAATTCGACAAGATGGCACTGTAACCGAAGAGGTTATGGGTGTTGTTGGACCAAACTGTGAAAAACTCACTCAACGAATTGAAGATAAGTTAGGAAATGTTCTCCAACGAGAACAGAAACCTTCATACTATCAACAAGCAGTAGTTGCAGATGAGTTGGTTGAAGAATTTACCCACGATTCGGAGGGATGCTAATGTCTCACTTTACCTGTATTAAAACGCAAATTAAAGAACGTCCTTATCTGATCGAAGCACTGGAATTGATGGGCCATGATATTGAAGAAAATAAAGTATTGGTTGTTAATAATGCTTCCCATGCAGAAGAGCATCCGGAATTTTTTGCAGAGGTTGCTATTAGAAATGATATTGGATTTAGATGGAATAAGAACACTGAAAATTATGAATTAGTTGCTGAATTAGATACTTGGGATTTGGATGTCCCGGTAAGTAGATTTATTGATAAAGTAACTCAACAGTATGCCCGAACTGCAGTACATAACCTTGTTAAGGAAGAAGGATTTGAAATTGCAGAAGAATGGGAAATGGATGATAATTCTATTGAAGTGACGGTAACTCGCTGGGTATAAATATATTATACCAGGACTATAACAATGTTTGAGTATTTTTATAACGAAATATTGAGGAGGACCATCATTGCGTTTGGTACTCTTTTTAATGGTATTACTATTAAGCAAGAAGGTTCAGAGATAAGAGTTCCTTTAGCATATGGTCCTACCCAGAAATTTTTAGCCCGTTTAACGCAGACTCCTGACTTGAATAAGGCAACGGCAATTACATTGCCTCGAATGTCTTTTGAGTTTACTGGTTTAACATATGATCCTAGTAGAAAAGTTACTACCACTCAGCAATTTGTTGTAAAAAATCCGGATGATGGGACGGAATCTAAAAAGGCATATATGCCGGTCCCTTATAATATGCAATTTGAACTTGCCATTATGTGTAAGTTAAATGATGATGCTTTACAAATTACAGAACAGATTTTACCTTATTTTCAACCAGCATATAGTGTTACAGTAAATTTGGTTGGGAGTATTAATGAGAAGAGAGATATTCCTATTGTATTAGAAAATATTACAATGCAGGATGATTATGAAGGAGACTTTGAACAAAGAAGAGTTCTCCTTTATACTTTAAGATTTACTGCAAAGACTTATATGTTTGGTCCTGTTTCTTCTGCTACCGACGATATCGTCAAGAAGGTTCGGGTCAGCTACCTTACTGGTACAGATACTACAAATACTTCCAGAGATCTTACTTATACTGTTACACCAAGAGCAGTTAAGAGTTATGATGGTCCTGTTGTAACTACACTTAATGAAGATGTTAATCTCACTGAGGTAGAAATTGCTCTAACAGATGCTACTAATATTGCAGTTGATCAATATATTTACATTGATAGTGAAGAAATGCTCGTCACCACTGTGAATAATAATTCGATAGTTGTGGAAAGAGCAAAAGATGGAACTGCTGCTGCTTCTCATGTTAAGGGAACCTCTGTAAGAGTCGTTAATCCTACGGTGGCAAGTAATACCGTTGTTCAGGATGATAATGCTCTTATTGAAGAGGGCGATGACTTTGGATTTGATGGTACTATTTCATGAGTAATCAATTAGATAAAGCTTTTAATATAACTCCTGAGGTCATAGAAGAAGAAAAAGCTGCTGTTGGAATACAAAAACCTGATAGATTAACGAAGGATGATATAACCAAAGATTATGAATATACACGAGGTAATCTTTATAGTATAATTGAAAAAGGACAAGAAGCAATCAATGGTATTTTGGAGATTGCTCAAGAAAGTGAGATGCCCAGAGCATATGAAGTGGCAGGACAACTTATTAAGAGTGTTTCTGATGCTACAGATAAATTATTAGACCTTCAGAAAAAAATTAAAGAAGTTAATGAGGAAGAGAAGAAAGGTCCTACCAGTGTAACTAATAATGCTCTCTTTGTGGGATCTACTGCTGATCTGGCAAAATTGATTAAAGGAGAAACCTCCAAAAAGCAGTAAAATAAATATAATTGTAGATGGAGTAATTTTAGGTGCCACTCAAGAAGCCGTCAGAATTTTACGTTAAGAAACCTAATTCTTCATTAGATGAAATTAGGGAGAATGCTACTCCTGAAAAAGTAGAAACTATTTCTGAAGCCTTTAATTCTTTTAAAACAAATTTTGATCATATTCAAGCCTTAACAGATTTTACTAATACTTTTGATACGTTTAAGTCTAATGTTGAAAAGGTAGATACATTATCGGAAAGTGTAGGTGAGATTAAAGAAAGTATACAAGATTTAATTAAGAAAGAAGATCTTGATGATGCAATGACTGCACAACTTCTTTTTGTTGAGGAGTCTATAAGAAATGTTCAGGATAAAGTAAAAACTTTAAATTCAAAAAGTGTTTTAGATATAAAGAATGAGTTTGCTGAATTAACTGAAACAGTAAATGGTTTTATTGGAGAAGAAGTACCATCTTATAAGAAATTAATCGTTGATGCGGAGACAAGAGTTGATAGTCGGTTTATAAATTTTAAAGAAGATCTTACTTCTAAAGTTGATGAGATGCATGAGGACATTTATGCTAATCTCACTTCCATTACGGAGAATATTGAATCTATTAATGAAGAGAGTCTTTCTTCGGTAAAGACAGAAGTTAAAGGAATTAAAGGACAGGTTGAATCACTTTTAGAAAAGGTATTACCAAAGTATAAGAAGTTTTTTGCTGAAACTGAGGTAAGAACCGAAGAAAAGATTTCTGCAAATGAGAAATTAGTTAAAGAGACGGCCAAAGATATAGAACAAAAATATGAATCTCAAATTAAAGGAATCACAGAAGATTTTGATGAATTTATTAATGAAGAAATTCCTAAGTATAAAAAACTTTTAGTAGATTCTAAGTTAAAGACAGAAGAAGAAGTTAAAGAGATATCTAAAAATTTAGATGAGCAAGTCTCTAAGATTAATAAAAATGTTGTTAATTTACAGCAAAGAGTTAATAATAAAGACATTGAAATTGATGAGGTTCTTTTAGAGAAAACTAA